ACGGAAGTGGGCGTATCTAAACAATACGTCCATAAAATTCTTAGGAAGGAAGACTTAAATACTAGTGTTCCTAAGAAGAAGAAATTCAATAGGTGCAAACAATGTAACGAGCCTGTTGGCCCTCGCGTTTATATCTGTAGTAGTTCATGCCATTTTACCTATTACCGTATTAAAGTAACTTGTTCCTTTTGTCATGTAGACTTTTATTTGAAACGGTCAGAGGTGACACAGAGGTATAGAAGGAAGTATAATAAGATATATTGTAGCAAACCTTGTTATTATAAGGGACGTAAAGATGGCTAGAGGTGACTATGAAAAAGTGGGTAGTACTATCAGTTATCCTTACTACTCTCATCTTCTTGGAAGATGTAGGGTTATTTCTGTTGGGGAGATACACCACTATATCTGAATGGATAGTTATTTTAGGCATTGCGATTATTGGTTTAGGTTTTGGGGGCATAGCCAGGATTAGAAGAGTAAAGAAGTTTTTAGGAGAATAGTATGGAAATCAATGATGATTTAATTAAACAATGGGAACCTAAAGTCCAGAAAATGGCCTCTAATGTATATGTGACAGGATTAGATAGAGATGATATTGCTCAGGAATTAAGGTTAGCCATTGTAAAAGCAGCGAAAGGGTTTGAAGAAGACCGTGGTGTGTTATTTCATACTTATCTACACACCGCCATGACTAACACGATTCGGACTTTATTATCCAAAAGTCAGAGATTAAATCTTGCAACTGTCAGTCTAGATGACGTGGCTGAACATAGGTATACTAGTACTATGCCCACGCAATCATATGAAGTTTTAAAAGCATTGACTGACCCCTCAGATTTTACAATTGATGTTGAGTTTAAAGAATTTGTAGAAGTATGTGGGTTAGATGCCATAGAAGCAGCTTTTATTACTCTACGATTAGAAGGGCTAACTATGGAAGAGATTACTGAAGATTTGGGTGAACCCGCCTATAAAATTCGTCAATCAGTACGGGCAAAATTATTTCGAGGAGTTGCAAATGAGACGCAGAACGCAGCGTGGGGGGATGATTCGGAAACAGGGGTTGACAGTCAAGCATGAAGAGTATAGAGTTATTAGCGTAGATATTATTACTGAGGATATCCAAGTGTGGGGCACATTCACCACTTTAGAGGATGCCTTAACACAAGCCAAGAATATCAAACATCATGGTATAGATGTATATGTTCATGGAGATTCCAACAGAGTTATATCTAAAGTTTAATAAGGTGGAGAAGATATGGAAAATTTTGATTTTGTTGAATCTGGAATTATTTTTGGCCTCACTGACCGATTAGCATTTAGACAGTTTAAATATAGTAGTAAGGATTTTGCGAAACATGGGGATGCATATAAATTTCTTACCAGTCATTATGATTCTTATGGAGAGGTTCCTACCCCTGAAACTCTATGTGAAAACTTCCCCACATTAAACCCCTCTGCTCAAAATCTAAATTTTGATTATGCGTTAGACACATTTCAAAACCAAGTATTGTTTAGACAAGTTATCAATGTCTTTCAAGAGAATAAAGAGTTGTTATCTGAAAATCCTAAACATGCATTAGCAAACATAAATCATGGGCTTCAAGATGTGGCGGTTACTTATGATGAAGATGTATTATTTTATAGTTCGCAAGCTGAAAATCGTTATGATGAATGGAAAAAGCGTACTGAAAAACGTCAAATGGGTGACGGGATTATGGGGATTCCAACCCCATTTCATTCCATTAATAGATTAGGAGTTGGGTGGCTTCCAGGTGAAATGGTATCTTTATTTGCTAGGCCATCAGTAGGGAAGTCGTGGGTATGTGTTCAAGCTGCCGTTACAGCTGCATTGAGTGGGCATAAAACACTTCTCATCTCCACGGAGATGCCGGTAGCCCAAATGAATATGAGAACCGATGTAGTGATGGGCAAAGCGATGGGGTATAACTTCTATCATTCCGATTTAAGAAATGGAAACCCGATTGATGAAGAGGCTTACCAGGAATTTCTACATAATCTAGAAGAAGTGCCCTTGTTAGTGTGTGACCATATTGAGGGAGAGTCTAGTATATCCTTAGAAAGCATTCATAATCTCATTCGTAAGTATGTACCAGACTTTGTAGTTATTGATGGTGTTTATTTAATCACTACTTCTAGTAGAAGTTTTAAAGCTATGTGGGAACAGACCCACATGTTATTTTATGGCTTGAAAAATATATGTTTATCCACAAACACAGCTATGTTTGTTTCTACGCAAGCTACGAAAGAAGCATCGGATATATTTATGCCTCCTATGGCAGACCAAGTAGCCTTTGGGGATGCGTTGTTACGGGCTTCTGATGTAGTCATGTCTATGTGTATGATTGAAGATGAGAGTGAGAAACGGCTCTTAGCCTTTCAGAAGTATAGAGATGGAGTCATGCCTTTGAATACTGCCATTTTAGACTGGCAAGTTAATATTGGGCATATTGCCGAAGCCCCAGACGATTTCTAATGACTGAGTGGGCCAACGTATTGGCAGATATAGGGATTATTGTCCCTATTGATAAAGACCAGTTTACCCTTCAGTGCCCCTTTCATGAAGATACTGTAGACTCTTGTTCTATTAATACTGAAAAAGGAGTATGGATTTGTTTTGCAGGCTGTGGGCAAGGGACATTGTACGGCTTCCTAATGAAGTATTTAGGTATTAGTTATGAAGAGGCCCAACAAAAGGTTATGTTTAACATGTCTGTGTTCAACATAAATTTATTTGATGAGTTTGTGTTAGATGAAACAGTGATGCCTGAAGTCCAATTCCCTTTCAAACAGGGGTATGTGCCTGAATGGATATTTGATAGGGGGTTTAATAAACCCATTCTTAATAAATGGGGGTGTGGAATAGATAGTGAAAACAGTTTAATCATCCCTATTCAAGACAATATATCTCGTTTAGTTGGCTGGGTTAGCCGTAGACAATACATGACCCCAAAATATTTATATTCTAAAGGGTTAAAGAAATCTAGGGTATTGTTTGGGCAACATCTAATTACAGAGAAAACTCCTTTTGTATGTATTACAGAAGGGACTTTAGATACTATGTGGTTAGACCAGCATGGATGTCCTAGTGTAGCTATCTTAGGAGCCTCTTTGTCTAAAGCTCAAGAAGAATTAACACTGGGTTTACAGACCGAAGAACTGGTGTTATGCTTAGACAATGATGAAGCAGGCCAAATAGGGTTTCAAAAAGCGATGGGTTGCTTATCCAAAAGTTTTGTGGTAAGCTATTTGAAATTGCCGAAGGAGTATAAAGATGTCCAAGATGTAAGAAATAGCGATGAACTTTTAAGTATCATAGATAGTAGAACATTTTTTTAAACTAAGGAGAAAGATATGAGTGGAATAGGAAGAATTCAAGAAGCACGGGAAACACGGAGTCAGGGTGGTAGTAGTGGAGTCCCAGGTAGGGAAGTATGGTTTCGGGATGGTGACCAAGCCTTCCTGTCATCTATAGCCACGGGGGAAGAGGGGGATACGAATTTGGATGAGTTGTACATGTATACGTATAACTCTGGTAATCGGTGGATTAACTTGTTGGATGACCCTGATGTAGATAAGAGTGGGATTCCTGACAATACCCGTCCCTCCCATAAGTTTGCATTTTGGGCATACGTCCATGAAATCATCCACAATGAACGTCGGAATGATGATTGGGAAGTAATCCAAGGCCCAGGTGGTAAAAAGATGTATAAGGAAACGATTAATGACTTCCGTATTGTCTCCCTCACCTTTGGGCGTAGTGATTACATCTGGAACCAACTCGTTGATATTTACAATGATTGGAATGGTCTAAATAAGGGTGTTATGCGGATTAAGCGTACTGGCACTGGGATGTTTGATACGTCTTACCAACTAGCGGCTACAGCTCGACAGGATGAAATTCCTAGTGATGAAGAGGGGAAGATTGCAGATTTGCCAACTGTTAAGGAGTACTTTAAGTCTCGCTATGGTGGACAGCCCTCCGCAGTCCCAGCAATGGCTGGTGTGTCTACTGCTACTAGTGATGATGATAACGAATTGTTTTAATGTTAGTTGATACCACATCTAAATTTAACCAGTACGTGGGCCAAATTGAAAAATATTTGGCCCAAAGTGATTCAAACCACCTTGTAGTGGATGTGGAAACAAACGGCTTAGATGCCTTTGGGCGTAATCAGCTATGTGGTGTGGGGCTTGGGTATAAAGACGAAACATACTACTTCCCCTTTAGGCATCAGAATGGTAATAATCTAGGCCCAATGCATCAGAGTAGGTTGATGAGATGCCTGGAGATGACAGATATGTTAATTGGGTATAACATTAAGTTTGACCTGAGGTTTTTGGAGAAAGCGGGATATCGACCACCTGAGAATGTGACGTTTGCGGATGTGATTGTCATGGTTCGTTTAACGGAACCAGCTTCTGTTAAGGAATTGGGCTTAACCCA